AGGGAACCGTCCTGCTTGACGAAGCTGACGGAAATGATGCTGGAGCCAGCTTCGTAGATGAACTGGCGGATGAAAGCGGTTTTGTCCATGGTTAAGCACGAGGCATCGCTGCTTGGTCACAATACAAAAAAAGGGGGCTTAGAGCCCCCTTTGTCACAAAGCTTTACAAAACCAGTTCTGATAGTTCCTCCATTAGCTGGAGGCACCAGACCTGGCCTTTCTTGGCGAGGAGCTTTTGAGCAGTTGGTGCTGGGTCTTTGAGCTGGATGGATGAAGGAGATGGCTTGATGAAACCTGCGGCAATGCCAGCAGCGCGAGCAGACGGGAATTCACCTCGCGCTAAGGCTTCGGCAATCTCCGGCGCATCACGCTTGAGGCGACCGACTACATATTGCCCACTGTTCCCCCAGTCGAGGACCTTACCATAGTAAGGTCCTGCTTTCTCCCTCTTAGAGTGCTGATTGGTGCCATGTTTTGAAAGCTCAAGGTCTGACCCTATCAATGGATCAAGCTTCTCGTCAAGCCTAACCATGCGCCAATAAAGGCATTTGGCAGCGGTGCCTTCATCTTGAGCCTGCAGCGCCTTCATAAACGGCAGCCAATCAGGAATGTCAAGCCCCTCAGGATGTACCACAAAATCACGCAAGCTTTCAAAGCAGAAGATTTCTCCATGGCGGGGGTCTTTGTATTCCCTGTAGTAGCCATCATCCAAGATTTTGTTGATGGTGGAAAAAAACGTAGGATCGGAAATGCCCTCAAAAAAGCTTTTTGCTCCATGGCGAGCAGCGTAAACAATAAAATGTGTACCGCTCATGCTGCCACTTTCAATTGTTCAACTTTCCAAGCCCTAGCAACATTTAACCACTTTTCTTTTTCATCAAGCGTTGCTTTAGAGAAGTTTTTGATACCAGCCAAACTGTTTAATTTTGTCCACACCTTGCGATATGCCCGGTCGTCTTCAAGGTGAACGAATGGCTCCAAACTATGGCGAATGGACCGCACCAAAGAATTAGCCTCCGCAGAGAAAAGCCTTGATTGCTCGTCATAGCTTAATTCTTCTTTGATTGCAATTGGAGATGATGCTTCGTCAAAATTAATGCCAACAAGCTCACATTTTCCCTTTATCTCATTTTTAGCCAATTCCCCGTTGTCATCAATAATTAGCGAATTAATATAATTGGCCCACATTGTATTAAGGCCAAATTTTTTCGCAGAAGGATGATCAATCAGGCGGTCTGCAACACCCATGAGCTTGATTTTGTCCACGGCCAAAGATTCACCACGGTAAATGCGAAGGGTATCGCCCGTCGTCGTTACATCGTACTCAAAAACAATTCGCTCTTTTTTCTCATTTTTGTCATTTTCTTTTTCATCCGCTTGGCCCAGCTCGCAACGAGCCTGTTTAATACGATTTTCAATTTCAGTGGCCATCCACATAATATAGGGATGAGCTGGGCATAAGAAATACGATGGCGTTTGGTCAATTAAAAAATCTTGATCTGCATATCCTTGCTTTTCATCAAGCCAAATGCGACGCTGCCCCCTTCCAATAAGTTGAATCATATACATAAGGGTCATGATTTTATTGAAATAGATGGTTACTTTAATAGCGGGAATGTCCACTCCTTCCGAAATCATGCCAACTGACACAATCACATCAGGCCTGGCCATACTATTTTGGCGGCAGGCGCGTTGAATTTCCTCAATACGTTTTGTGCTGCTAGGGTCGTCGCTTACAATTTTTTCCACTTTTACGCCAGGATAAAAATTGTCGATATAAGATTCAACGCTTGAAGCATCATTGATTGACGCGCAAGCAATATGCATAATTGATACATTGCGAGCGCCACTAGCGCGATAAATTTCAGCGCGAGAAAGTTCAAGATGTTGAAGACCTTGAGCAATAAGCTCCTTGTGCATGTCCTTTCCTTCTAGTCGGGGGTTAAGCATTTTTTTGCTATCGGTAATGCACACATATTTTCCAAGAGGTTCTTTGCAGTTTTGGTCCGCAAATTGTTGCCAATTATCAGAATCAACTGGCAATATATATTGCTGCCCAGTTTGCTTATCCCTTGCAGTGGCTTCTCCAAAAATAAAATGAATGGGGACTGTTCCACGAGTCTTACTCACTAAATCATCTGCGTAACGATAATAATGATCGGGCTCGACGGTTCCGTCTTCGCTGTAATAAGGGCGCCCATGAATGTTGCGCTCACCCTCTAAAAGTGCAATAGTTCCTTTGGTACGCCATGGAGTACCACTGAGCATAAGTACATATGATGCACCTGCTCCCAATATGCTTACACCCTGCCCCCAATAAGCCTCGCGCTCTGCATGATGGTATTCATCAGCGATAAGCAAATACCCTTTCGTGCGACGCATCGCCAAAGCATTGCAAATAGCTTTATATCCAGCGTAAGTGCCCACCCACACTTGAGTGTCGGACTGATAATTGGGACCAGCAGTTGCATTAAGAGAGCCCCTAAAAGTATTGAGCCACCCGGTTTGAATGGGAAGAGATGGTACAAGAATTATGACAAGATCAAGCATGTCTGCTTCATACATGTCAAGAGCATTCTCACGTCCAAAAACAGTTTTACCTCCGCCGGTGACGGTTTCCTGCACCCATACACGTTTGCCGCTCGCAAAGGCAGCCGAGCATTTTTTATTGGATTCGTCCTGCCAATCGCGCAGAGAAACTTTAGGACGATTAATTTTTTGAGAAGCCATGGAAAGTTGAGCCTTTGTGAAGGTTGCAACTTTCGCAGCACGCCAAGCCATTATCCATGGTGGTTAAACCACCCTTGGAAAACGGAATGATGTGATCAACGTGGATCTTGTCGCCAACATTCAGTTGCTTGCCACAGTACCCGCACAGCCATCCTTGACGAGCAAGAAGAAGACCACGCTCAAGCTTAGTGAAACAACGACGCATTTTGACAACGAAGGTGGCCCACGATGGGAACTGGTTGGGGAGTCCTTCCAGTCACATGCCACGAAAGCGTCGCTTGGATTAGCGACTTACCAAGCTTAGCAATAAAAAAGCCCCTGGCGGGGCTAGCAGGACAAAAGCCGTTTAATGTCACGCTCCACGTTCTTCAGGTTTCGCCAATCGGTGCAGGTTCTGCTGCAGACTAGTATTTTGCCAGAAGAATGCTTAAAAACATAATGCTTTGTTTGTCTATGAAGAACAAAGCCATGTTTCTTAACAAACGCAAACAATGCTCGTTTATTGTCCTTAGTGGCCATCAAAGCCTATTCCAAATATCATCTCTCATTGCATCAGCCAAAGTTCGCACAAAATCTTTCGTGCGCTGGTATTTCTTGCCTTCCATCATCTTTGCGAAGTCGGCAGAGGAAAGTGATGTGGGGGCTTTGCTGGCATGGTCCGATAGTAGCCGCTGGGCTACAGCACGGTCTGCCGCGTTGTAAGACGACCATTTAAAACCAATGGTGTCGGTGACCATGCGCGAGATGCTGCGCTGTGTCGATGTGAGATAGGGAGCTTGAGTCATGAACTGCCTGCGAGGACGTGCTGAAGATAGGCGAGAAAAAGCCCCCTGTAAAGGGGGCAATAATAAAACAATGATTAAGGCTTGGCTGGTACGGGGAAGCCGTTGGCAATGCGGCAATACCGCTCGGGGTGGAGCTGTATGCACTTAGCCAGTCCCTGATGGTCTGGCATCACATTGGGGGCCGCCATGATGGCAAGCGCCCCCAGGCCAAACACAGTGGTGACGAGACAGAAGGAAGCAAGGTCTTTCATGATTAGATGCGCGAGATACAAATGGAAGCCGTGCCCTGCCTGGGGGAAGCAATGCGAGAAAAGCTTCCGTAAGACAAATCAAGGATGCGCCCGTGAGCATAGGGGCCCCTGTCGTTGATTGTCACCACCACTTTCTTTCCATTGTGACGGTTGACGATTTGCACTTTGGTGCCCATGGGAAGTGAGGGGTGGGCAGCCGTCATGGCATGGGCATTGAAGCGGGCGCCGCTGGCAGTGGTTTGACCGTGATAGCCGTCACCAATGCCATAATGGCTGGCTTCGCCGCACGACAAAACAGCCGCTTGAGCAGGAACGTTGCCAAGCAGCAGGAGGGGGATTAAGAATCGAAGCATTCATTTAGGGGAAATAGCTAGCGAGGCCGCCAACAGTCGCCTGCAGGCAGTTGCACTATTGTGGCACGTTTGTCAAGGGCGCTGACGAGGGCGTAGCAAATGCCGCAGAAGGTGCTATGCTTTCTGAAGTGGTTGGTCCTAGTGGCTTAATTGCTGCTCCTGTCCTTCGGGGCGGGCCGTAAGGGTGGACGCTGCCGATGGTGCGGGCGAGGCCGTATGGTCTTGCCAAGGGGCTCATGGTTCCCTGCGAGGCGCACCATCTCATGACGGTGAGCTTCGTTGCGAGGCCCGTTGTGAATAAGGCGGCATCGGAAGCCACTAAGAGAAAGGGGGCTTAGGCCCCCTTTCTTTTTGCCTGGCCACTGTCGCACAGTGGCAGGCTTGTGCAACAAGCTCTTATACAAAGTCAGCTAGGCTCAATACAGCATTGGCTGGATCTTATGGAAAAATTTCACAGCGCCAGCTTGGAAAAAAATTTGGAGTCACGCAACGCGCAATCTTCAATGTTTTACGATCCGCGAAATGAAGAAGACTATGACACCTTTGCATACGGCACTGAGCCCATCCCTGGCGACCATAGTTGGAAACATAAAAAAAGCCCTAGTGAGGGCTTAGATGGAAGTGATGAGGCGATACCGGCGTAAAAATTCTTCGTTTTGTTTTTCGCGCCAGTAAGCAAGGCGCCGTTCTAATTGTGCAGTGGTGAGCTGCATGACAGTGCGCTTGTCATGGTCGTAGTCGAGAAGGGGATCGTTGATCATGGCTGAATCTTCTCCCTTAATACATCGAGCATCATGAGCTTCTTGGCATAGAAGCTTTTGTCTTCATCAATGAGCTGCAATAAATCAGCAAGAAAAGCTTCCGCTTCATCATGGTCGATGTAGTCATACAACACGTCGGAAAACCGTGAATAACGCTGGCTGTTATAACTTTCTTGCCATTGTTCAAGCTCTTCCATTATCATGCTTCTCCTTGCTGCACAGCCTTAGCGTAGTTCGTCATATATTCTTCGAAATCAGCCCCTTCAGGGGCTTCTTTCATGAGCTGCTCATGCTGACGCTCATGCGCTTGTAAGCCTGCTTTAAACACTGAAGCAATGTGCTCCAGCCCTCGACGCTGTGCAAAGTTAGGCTCTTCCTCAATGGCCTGCTCAAGCGTGCAGATAAAGCCCTGTAGTTCCTTCACAGTGATGGGGCATTCAACAATGGGAGAGCCAAAGCTCATCCTGAGACGACCATCGTAAAAAGCCGATAATGGCTGGTCTGGCAGGAAACGATGGAAGGAAACTGTCATGGGAAATGGAGGAGAGGCTCTCGCCTGTTCGCCTTATATTGTGACCTGGCCAGCCCCTAGCGTCAAGCCTTCCAATGATTAGTGTCGCTTATGGCCCCTTAGCCCTTTCGCCATTGCCCCAGTCCTTAAGGGCCGCTCTCGCCATTCAGAAGCAATGCAATGGCAATGCCCCATCGGCTCTAGCTCGGCATGCCTGTAAGCCCGATCAAGAAGAGTTTGTAATGCCTGGCGACGCGCCTTCGATAATGGCTCAGCCGGTTCTTCAATGCAGCAACGGGCGTAGTCTGCAATTTCAGAAATATCATCAAGCTCATTAGTGGTGATGACAAAATGCCGCCCTTTCTTATGGGCTTTAGCCCATGCTGGATGGATGGGCGGATGTTCCGCCGCCAATGCCAAAGCATCTTGCTCTAGCTCAGGCGGAATACAAATGCTGACAGTAGGTGCCAAGCCAGTGACAAAAGAAAGCTGGTCCATGATTAATGGAAAACGCGGGCAACAGTTTTTGTTTGCTGGTCCCACGAAATGATAGTCAAACCAAAGGAACCATAGTACCAATCATGATTGGAAATATACACGAGAGAATGGCGAGGTAAAGTGTTGCGCCACCGAAAGCAAAGTTTTCCAATGCGGAGATGGCCAGTAGTGCAATTGCAATGGAAGGAAAGCTTCATTGATCGTCTGGTTCTGGAAGGGGCTTGATTTCTTCAACAAGGGCTGCTTGCAAGTCAGGACGCATAATGAAAAGAAAATGCTCTGCTTGCTTTGGAGACATGGCCCCTAAACCAATGCGCTGGCCGTCTTGAGTGGTAATCAAAAAAGTGCGGCAAATTTTCATTGGCTAGTTTAATTCCTCCTCAATCGCTTCTAGCAATGTTTGGCTTATCTCCTCATTTAACATTGCCTTCCATTCTTCATCGCCTTTGAAGCTGCCTATTTCATTAAGCAAATGAAGGGCGTCTGAAATGCGAGTGGCATCCATCAAAGCCGAACAAGCGCCATCAACGTGGTTGTCTTGAAATAGCTGGTCAATGGAAAGGATGTGATGCTCAAACCACTTGCCGAGGGAGAACATGGCAAGTTGCCTGTAGGTCTCATCCCCAAACTCATCAACCAGCTTTTCGACAGTTTTCGCAAGGGCAGGCGGCAGTCCAACAACGCCTGGATCACTTAAATGGTCGTTAACGCTGGCAGACACTGCCATGCGCCTGCCTTGTTTCGCGATTGCTGTTTGACGCAGGAAATCATTAACTGTGGAAAAATCGTCCAATGAGAGGAAAATCAACTAATGGCAGTCTGTTTAAGACTAATCCTATTGTCAATAGTCGTCTTCATTAATTGTTTGTAAAGGCATGGTTTCAGGCCATACCTCCTGCTCTGTTTCAGGATCAAAGCTGATAGTTTGAGCAGAAGCAGGGAGCGCATGCTCCCTGCGTTCTTCCGTGGCTTTGGCTTCTTTTTCTTTTTCAATGGTGGAAGAAAGGTCTTGCAGGAACTTTCTATAGCTTGTATCTTGCTGCTCAACGGGCTTGGCCTCATTAAGGCCAAGCAGCTTAGCCTGCTCCACGAGGCTGCTCTTGGCAACAGTCAGGAACGATGCATCACCAGCACTTTCTTCAATCTTGATGGTTTGCTTATCGTTGCCGTTGCCATCATCGTTGGTGATGATCGTGCGTCTACGCTTACTGGCTTCAAAGCTTTGCAAGGCCATCTCCTTAAGGTCCATTTGTTCCTTAAGCAGCCGTGCCCGATGCGTGTCCTGATTCTTTAAGATTTCTTCTGTGTAAAGCAGGCGATTAAATTTCCTATCACCATTGACAGTCTCCTTGCTGAGCTTCAAGACATTCGCAATCTGACGATTGCTCATGGATGCCGCAAGCAATTCTTGCACCATCCATCGCCTAAGGCCAAGCATTTCCTTGCTGTAGCCAGTAGATCCACCAGTTGATTTTGTATCACGAACAGCTTCAAACTGATGCTCAGAAATACCAGCTTTTGACAAAGCTTTTAAAGCATATTCTTGCTCTTCTTCTGGCGTGCTAAATTCAACTTCGGGACGTGGCATGCAACAGAGAATAACTATTCTCGCATTGTATCTCCTTTTCCTTCCAATGTTCTTACAAGCAATTCAGTGAAGCGTTCCATTTTGGAGGCGGCCACAGCCGCTGGATAGCAATTAATTGCTTCTTTCAATGAACACAGTTCCAACCATTCCTCATCAGAAAGCATTGGCGATTTTGGTTCATTAGGCATGAAGGTCATGACGAAGCAAAGCAATGGCGTGGAAGATTCCTGCAAAGAGGGCGGCGCCTATAGCGCCGCTAGTGAGAGCCACCCTGATTTCGTGCTGACGAATTTTGTCGTCAATGAGACGCTCTATATCGTCAGGCATGATCTTCACTGTTCTTGCTTCTCTGTGGCAAAGTCTTTGTCAATCAATTGCTTGATTTCATCTAGGCTAGAGCGCCAATGGCGCTCTCCATTGCCATCTTTGGCTCCGTAGAGAGTACGGGCCGCTGGTTGCGGCCCTTTCTTCGGAGAGGAGAAACCGTAGTGAAGAACTGGCTGGATCTCCACGCCATTATGTTCCAACAAGGGCAGTTTGTCTATAGCCTTAGGAGGATTAAGCATTGTTTAGAAACTAATCTTTGCAATGCTAAGAAAGGTTTTTCTTTTGGAAGGCTGGTTTGGCCTTCCGCTGGAACCGTTCCGCCCTTGGGGGCTCCACTCTGGCTTGAGCGGCCTTGCGGAGGTTTATGGCCTCGCTGGAAAGCTGAGTGCAGGATTTTGGTTGCGCTCGGGACTTTCCGTGACCAGCATACTCCATGGCCGCAAGCGTCTTTGTGACACTCTTGCCATTGTCACATGGTCACCAACCAAAACCTTGTCCACCACTGAACTGAGGCTCCTGCTGCTCCTCCTCTTCTTCAATTAAGTCTTCTTGAACGGGCTCCTCAAGAAACGGCCCCTTGGCCGTTTCGTCCTCTTGCCAAATAATTTTCACAGTAAAAAAGCGCCTTAAACAGCGCCAATAATTTGCTTCTATAGTTTAATTAGTCGTCCGCTGCGGTAGGCGACGGGGAGGCTAGTTACAGAGCCTCCCTCACCATTTCGCTAAAACCAAATATCATCTTCTTTTTCCTCACTAAACCATTCCTCTTCTTTATGCATTGAAGGAACAATGGAATTAGCGGGAGCTGCAGGGCTATAGTCCCATGCGTGGTACAAACGAGTGCGTTCACCATTTGGCCCCACATTGAAGCTGCTGGCAATCAGCCCTTGACGGCGAGCTTGTTCGGCCAAGCGCCCAGCAAGGCTGGAATCCATGCCAGAGACAAACATGCCCAACTGTTTTCTATCGAAGCGTTCATGGCGATTGCTTTCAATCTTCTGAATAATCTTCTCCAGTTCTTCGCGGCCCCCGTTCACGGGGCCGTTATAGTACCAGCCATAAGTGGCAGGGTCGCGGACAATATAGTGTTTACCAGCTAGTCCGCTACGACTCTTGGTCCATTCAAAGACAAACTGACTCGTGTCGTAATTTTGATCTTGACGATACAGCTTGACCACTTCGCTCACATTGGCCTCAAAGCTAGAACTGTCGCGAATGCCACCGCTTTTATTTAAATGGTGGAGTATGACGATGCTGCATTCGTATTGATTGGCAATGTCACGCAGTTCGTAGATGCAATTGCCTGCATCACTTTTTATTAAGTCAACGTCCATTCCAGCCAAACAACTGGTAAGGCTATCAATCATTACCAATTGCGGGCGATTCTTCTTGATGTGGTCATGAAGCTGAGGAATGTTAACGAAACGAAAGCGTTCAATAAAACCAATGTCCCCCAAGTCCAGCAGGGGATGATCGTGGTAGCCAATGATTTGCATTTTCTCTGCTGCGTCTACTGTCGGCTCATCACATTGAATAATGAGAGCTTTTCCTTTTTGGCAGCGGCGTTTGCTCCAGGGTGTGCCGGTGGCAACGTGCAATGCCCAGTTGTACAAAAGCGTTGATTTGCCGCTTCCAGGAGCCGCTGCAAGCAACATGACGCTGCTTTCGGGAAGGATGCCTGCAATGGTCCATTTGCGTGCATCTTCTGACATGGCAATGGTCTTAGCGTCCATCACCTCCAGTTCTTCACGGCCATGTACGCGGGCCTTTGCCTCTATTAATAGCTTCTCCACCTCACTGGCTGTCATTTTGAGGTCGTGAGTGGAAAGCCATTCGCGGGCTTCAAAAGCAACTTTGGTGTCGTTGCCATAAAGCCCGATCATGCGTTCAAATGTACCAATCACTTCTTCGTAGGACGGGCGGCCATCGCGGCCCTCATGCCTGCTCCTAGAAACAATAGAAGATAAACATAATGTTAAGTCGGCACCATCGTCCAACCAGTCGCCAATGTCGTAACCACCATTTTGCGGCAAGCTCTCCCATTCAAAATTGTCAGGGTCTGCATATAACCATTGACATCCAGGATTGTCCCCCGCCACCTCTCGCATGAGCGCAACGCCAGGCTCGTCACGATCTGGACACAGGACAATCTCATTGTTACGAAATAATAAGCTGTAGTCTGCGTTACTACGGTACTGACCGCTACCCCCGAGAAACGTAACGCTGGGTAGCCCTATTTCCCATAATTTATCGCAGCACAATTCGCCCTCCACGATAAAAATAGGAAGCTTATTTTCTTTTGAAAAAACTAAAGCTTCTTTATATCGGTAGGGAAGGATGGACTTGCGTATTTCATCGGTGATTGATTTACGCTTGGGGGATGAATGGGCGACAGTTGGGTAGTCTTGATGAATGCTTTTTTTACCATTGCTATCATCCCGCACCACCTGCAAAACGCTGTCGCCATCACGGTTTTGGTAGTTGAATGTATATTTCTGGAACGGCCTCATTGGCCGTTCCCAGCGTTGTAAGGGGGCTAACGCATTGCGAATTTCAGCACGATGCTTGGGACTGTCATCATTAAAACAATTGTAAGCGCCTGTGGTCTTGTTAATGGAGAAGTCATTGCCGCCGCAGGCGGGGCAAATAAATTTACCTGCATGCTCGCTCGGTTCTAGCTTGGCTAGGTGGTCAAGAATCGAAAACGCCATAGAGGACCGTTGGTTTCGGCGGTTCTAACAGGTAAATAGGCACTTGTGATGTCTGCCACGTTTCTTAATAGTTTTTCCAAAACTCCTTAATGGCATCTTTAGGAAGCAAGGTTGACGGCTCCAAATCGGGCATTAGTGTGGCCCTGTTGTACATGTATGACTTTGCTCCGTCCGCATGAAAATCCAGGATTACGGGGAGATGAAGAAAGGGAGGCACCTCAGTTTGACCGACACCGCCTTCAACCATCTCAACAACATTGCCCATGAGGCTCGCCTTTCAAAAAGCGAAACCCTCGAACGCTTAATTCGCTCCACGCCAGTCTGGGAAGGCAATGCCACTCTTTCCGAGGGCGCTTTTTCCTTGATTGAAGACTACGCTGCCTTAATTGGCAAATCTCCTAATTTCTCAATGGACACCTTCATCGATGAAAGTTTCACAGCTTAAAATCGCTGCCGAACAATTCATGATTCTCCATGGTGATGGGGAAGTTGAATTGTGCTGGGAAGAAGGATGCTTCATTGAAGGATATTTGTCGGAGCATTTAGAAACCATCAATGATGCTCGCATCGTTCCTGACTGGCCCCTCCCTGGTTGTTCTCTCCTCTATCAAAACGAAGAGATTGAACAAAAGCTCGTGCTGTTCTATGGAGAGGAAAGTCCTCTCAAAACTAAAAAATGACCTCCTCTTTACACACCTACGCCCTTTATTCCCCCGCTCCGTCCAAAATGGAAGACACCGCCAAACAGGCCATGCTAGATCGCTACAACGGCGTTTTTGCTCCGTTGGAGATCAGTGCTGAAGCTTTTAAAGCTGCTTATGACACCCCTGACATTGGTGCCCACATTGAAAAAGACTACAAGGGCCTTTCTTATCTTTCCTGGCCGTTTGCCTTCCGCTACCTCAAGGAGCATTTTCCTTCGATTTATGTGGCTTTTGAGGAGAAGACCATCGGTGAGGTGGTTTTTGGCGGCCCTGGCTATTACTATCTTCGTCCTTATCTTACGGACGGCATTCGTCGTACTGCTGCTCTTGTATTTCCTGTAATGGACAGGAAACACAATGCCATTCAACAATTAGATGGTCGTGCCATTTCTGACAACTGCCAACGTGCCAGTGTTAAAGCAATTGCTACGTTTACGGGCTTGGGTCTTCGCCTTTATGCAGGGGAAGACATTCCAAAAGAAGACAATGCAAAGCCAGCCCGTCCCGCTCTTCAACAAGACGCTCCAAGAGAGGCTGGAGCAAAAGTATCAGCTCCGTCTACTGTTGTGGCTAGCGAAACAACTAGCGACAAAGCCGAAGTTTTCGATGCAAAATCCTCTCTTGTAGCCTTCTGTAAAGCCAATCCATTTGGCTATGAAGATGAGCAGCGCAGCATGACCGCAGGCAAGATGGCCCTTGAAGCCCTTGGCATGTCTCGTGCCACGGAAATCAAAGACATTGTTGCCTTTAAGAATGTCGTTACGGGCATGCTCACGGCATGGACGAAGGAGCAAGGGCTGCGGATTACCAAAGTGGCAATGAAAGGCGAAATGGACGCCATTACATCGTGCTCTTCTGTTGAGGAGATGATCAAAGTGGCAGAGGCCTTTGTGGCAAAAAAGCAATAGATGTGGCAGTGGCCAACATTGAGCGGGTCTTTAATGGCAAATTATGTCTTGATACTAATGGCTTTCCCATCACTGATCCTTGCATTTCTTTTAGCCAATGATCATCTTGGACTGGTTCTCTCGCTAGGTTTTTATGCCTCATTTTGTTCCTCCTATCACGTCTGCTCCTTTTCCTGACTTCCCAATGAGCACTTACCAGTTCAATCACGAAGAGGGGGAGCGTAAAGTATCTGCCTCGTTCGGTGAAAATTATTGCCCTGAAATTGTGGAGAATTTCTACTTTTTCTTAGTGGGTTGTGGTTTTAGCCCAGAAACCGTGATTACGGCCATGCAACTAACCATCGATGAGATGCGGTCTGTTGCCACCAATGCTGACTAATCATGCACGTCTTATTAAGAAATGCCACGAAGCTTTCTGGAGTTTTCCTGAAGACACGCTTAGCAGTGATAAACGCATTGCTGCTGTGTTTGAAGCAATTGCTACGGATGAGCTTGTTGACCGTTCTTATCTCGCTCAAATTGCCCGCAAGATCCTCATGCCTGACATCGCAATGTGTGAAGGGGACGACTGCCCTGTCAAAGAAAATTGCTGGCGTTACATGGCGCCTGCTGATCGCTGGCAAAACCATTTCGCGACGCCTCCGTTTAATGAAGAGGGCTGCGACTATTTCTGGGACATGAACGAAAAATGAAAACCATTCTCGTCTTTTCCTGCATTGTATTGGCGCCATTTTCTGCATTGGCCCAAACGTTTCCTATTCAACAGCAAGGAAGCAGTTGCCCATTGAACTACTACGGTTCGGCTGGTTATTGCGTGCCTTCTTATGGCAATCGCACAAAATGGTCGGTGCCTTTCAATAGTGGCTCATCCTGTCCCTTAAACACCTACAGGAATGGCAGCTATTGCACTAAGTCTTATGGTTCCCCTTACTAATGGGATGTTACGATCTGTGTCTAGAAAATCTTCACATGCCTCGTCAGTTTCTGCGTTACGAGCCGAATCGGCTGCAGATCAACAAAAAGCGTTATTACGTTTGCGACGATTTTCCCAATGTCCCCGCAGGGTGTGTTTTGCCCTCTGTGACGACTATTGCGAGCGCGTGTTCGTCGCCTGGCAAGATTGCAGCACTCATGAACTGGCGGAGGAAAGTGGGGGATGAAGAAGCGAATCGCCGCACGCGCAATGCCGTGGAGCGTGGCAATTGGCTTCATGGCCTTTTAGAAGATTTCTGGAACGGCGAAGACATTGAAACCCATTTGGATTCCCACCCACAGTTCGTTCCTTATTTCGATTCCATTGGTGGTTTTCTGGAGCGAGTGGATAGCCCGTTGCTCGTAGAAAGTGCTATTGCCTGGTATGACAATGCTAGAGAGATTGGCTATTCAGGCACCTTTGACATGTTGGCCAAGATGAACAATGGGGCTTATGCCTTGCTCGATTGGAAAACAAGCTTCAAAGAGAAGCCTGATACCCAGTTGGCCGACTATCGCATGCAGCTTGGCGCCTATGTGCAAGCGATTGAGCAGATGTATGGCATTGACATTGAAGGGGCTCATTGCGCCATTGCTATTTACGATCCCGATACTGGCGAGGGGCAAGAAGCACAAGTGGTGAGTCTTGATGCTGCTGAACTGGTGGTGCAGGGCGAGATCATGACGCAGAAAACACAGCAGTTTTTCTTCGATTGTTATCCAGGGCGTCGTCCCTTAACAATATCCACAGATAGGGCAATGTAATTCTTGTAAATCATCGTTAAGCTTATAACGCCCATCCAGGGTCTACTACTTTCCGAGAGGAACACTCAATGCCCACTGGCAATCTTCCCATTTTTTCTGGCACTGTCGATTTGACGCCAGATATTCTGAACGCAGCCAAAAAGGCTGGCCCCAACGATCAAGGTAACTACAGCTTCCGTGTGGCGCTGTGGGACAATGACAAGCGCGATAAGGACACTTCTCCTCATTTCAAGGGGCAAGTGACTGTCAACAAGCTGGAGAACAGCCCCAAAGCCTATTCCAGCTTCTGGAAGAATGATGGCAATGGCGGCAGCAGCCGTCCCTCCCCATCTTCTGACGATTTGTTCTGATCATTGTTGTTTCTAGGGGCGCCATTGGCGCCTTTTCTTTCAATGCTTCTCACTGACAAGCAAATCAGCATCCTCGCTGAAAACGACATCTTCTTTCCCTACACAGGCGAAAAATGCAGGGAAAACGAAAGCGGCAACAAGGCTTTGTCCTATGGCCTCTCCCATGCAGGGTATGACCTTCGTCTGTCGCCCGATGACTTTCGCATTGCTGATTACAAACGCAGTTGCAAAGCTCTTGACGTGAAGCGGTTTGATGAAACCATGCTTTACGACGCCACGCTCTTCCACGAACGTGGTGACGCCTATTTCATCCTGCCGCCATATTCCTATGGCTTAGGCGTAAGCTTGGAACGCATCACAATGCCTTCTAACATCATGGGCATTTGCGATGGCAAGTCCACTTATGCACGGCAAGGCACCATCATTAATGTGTGCCCAATTGAACCTGGATGGTCTGGCCATCTCACCATTTGCATTGTCAATCCCAGCGATTTTCCAGTGCGTATTTACGCCAATGAAGGCATTGTTCAAGTGATGCTTGTGCAGCTTGCGTCTAGCGTGGACAAAGCTTATGCAGATGGTAAGTATCAAAATCAAGGCGCTAAAGTGACACTTGCTGCCGTCTAGCAGGTGAGTGCTCTTGAAGATCAGTTTCTTGGGCTTTGGCAGGCTAATTTTCCTTCCCTTCCATTGGTAAGAGAATTTAGCGAAGTGGAAGCCTGGGAAGCTGATTTTCAAGAACGCTATGCAAAATCAAAACGATCAAAACGTTATCGGGCTGACTTCGCTCACTTACCATCGCGTAGTCTCATTGAAATCCAGGGCGGCACTTTCAATCGAGGCCGTCACGTTACAGGCAGCGGTTACGAGCGAGATGCCCGAAAGTTCAATCTTGCCACCATATGTGGATGGCGAGTGTATTTATTAACTAGCCAAACGGCCAAAGACGCTTTTTGGATTGGGAAGATTGCTGCTGCAATTGATGCTTCTCAATAACTTCTGCTGCTTCACCAAGCAATTCTGAGGCGGCTTCTAAGTCATGGTCACGTAATGCCATGGCTTGCCGTAGTTCAAGGTTTTCCTTAACCAATGAGCCAACGGCACCTTGCATATTGCTCCAACCTTCCAGCAAATTACCTGCCACTTCCCGCAGTTTATCAATGTCGTCGCATTCCGCTAAGGCTTTCTTGTTAATCGCCAGCGAGAAATCACGCTCCAAACTGCGTTCAAATGGTCCCATGGCAGTCATATAACTACGACCATCGTAGCTTAGTTCCAATGGAATAGAAAAATGCATCATTGTTCATTCCGTTCTTGTCCTAGCCTAACGATGAAGAGCTATGGCAAGCAGTTTGTTTATCGTGTGGATGATGGAAAGAAGGCCGTAATAAATGCTTCGGACTACCGTCCCTACTGGCTTCCACGCACGCCTCAGCATTATCAATGGCGGCCAGGGGAGGAAGTGGTCTACATTCAACCGACGGCTGCTGGCTGGATGGCCACCAGCTTAATTGGCACGCTTATTGGCTTTGTCGAACAAGGTAAACGGCAAAAAGCCGTCGTCATTTGGCATGACGAGACGGAGATTAGTCCTACAATCAGCATGCAACGCTTGCGCCCCGTCACACTATTCCATGGCTCCCATTGACCCCCTCCAAGACGGCATCAGCATGGTGCGCCTCATTGATTGGATGGGAAGCTCTGTTGACATTATTGCTGATGCTCGTCAAAGTTTTGATACGGAGCAAGGCGAATGGTCGGAGCGTGATCAAAAACTCCTGAACTATCTCGTTAAGCACAAACATACCAGCCCGTTCCGTGGCGTCGTGTTCAAATGGCAAGTAAAGGCTCCGCTTTTCATTGCTCGCCAATGGTGGAAGCATGTCATTGGTGGAGCCTACGCCAATGACCAATTGGGCTGGAACGAAAAAAGCTTTCGCTATTGCGAGGCCGAGGAGGATCAGTTTTATATGCCTCGCCAGTTCCGTTATCAGAGCGATAGCAACAAACAGGCCTCTGCAGGCCCCATGGAGGAAGTCCTTAACCATTCCTGCATGATTGAATATGCCAAGGGCCTACAGGTCGCTAAACAGGCTTACAACAGCCTTTTGGCGATGGGGGTGAGCAGGGAGCAGGCGCGAGGCGTTATGCCGACTGCAGCCTATACCAGTTTCGTCTGGACCTGCAGTTTGCAGGCCCTTCTGCATTTCCTGAGCCTTCGCGATGCTCATGATGCACAAGGCGAAATCCAAGCCTATGCTCAAGCTCTTCATGCCTTAGCGCGTCCTATCGTGCCTGAAGCATTTGATGCTTTTGAAGCCAATGGCTATTCCTTTTGAACCATTTCCCATTGAAGGAGTTCCTAAAGTGTTTGATCCCGTAGACCGTCCCGCTCACTATGCCTTTGGCGGCATTGAATGCATTGAAGCCCTTGAAAGCTGCATGAGCGTAGAAGCTTTTAGGGGCTTTCTTAAGGCCAATGCAATTAAATATTTGTGGCGTTATGAAAATAAGAACGGCCTAGAAGACTTAAGGAAGGCCAAATGGTATTTGAAGGCCCTCATTTTTGCTCTTGAAAATGATGAAACAGCAGAGGCATTGGCTGCTCTTGAAAGCAATTGTAAAGATGGTTTTTGCCCCATGCCAGGCGCTCGCATTGGAGATCGTGCCGTTGATGAACCAATGTTTAGCCCAATTAACGACGTTTAAGCAGCAAAAGCCTCTCCTAAAACAAAGCCCCCAATAATGGGGGCTTTTTCTTGCGATGGAATGTACAGACCACGCTGTTCTGCGTAGGCTTCAATGTCCTGCAGCGAAGTGTGGGCGCTAACAAAGCTATGCTGATACACCCACATTGTTAATAGTTCTTCCCGCTTGGCAGTCCAAAACTGCTGAGGACGCCACCATTCAAAAATAGGCTCTGCCCCCTTATCAAGATTGCAGCTTTTGCATGATGGCACTAAATTATATTTTGCAAAATGCGGACCGCCTTTGCTTTTGGGAACAATGTGGTCAACAGTAAGTTTTTCGTTCCATTTCCCACAATAAGCGCAAGCACAATGGCCTAATGGTCCTCTTAATGGATAGTCTTCAAAAATACTTTTTCTAAAGCGTCTGCGGGCATCCCCAGGGCGAAGTTCAATGAGAGAATGTAAAAGCTCATCGGGACCGTTCGCTCCAAGCATGGCATTATTAAATTTTCTTGTTTCTAATCTATCTCCCTCTAGTCGTCTTTGGAGATTATTTATAATGAGAACAAGGATGGTTTTTAATGAAAAGCTTTCAAGAAAGTTTGGCCAATTTTGTTGCCACGGTAACAGCAGGCATGCTGCTGTCTACAGGGGCGATGTTGATTACAGTGGGCAATCAACAAGTTAAGGTGGCCACGCAAATTGAAAGCATTACGGAAAAACTAGACACTCTCACTGAAAACATCACTGCTTTAGAGGAGCGCGTGCGCTCGCTAGAAATTCGACGCTAGGCTATAAGTACAAATTGAGCTATTACCATTATGACTGGCGCTGAATGGTTTGTTATTGGCGGCATCATCATTGCTGCATTAGATCAAGTGCTTGATCGCTCGCCACTGAAAAGCAACAACATGCTTCAACTTCTTATGGAGGGTTTAAAAACTATCTTCCGCGTAGCCAAATAGTAACCAATGCAAGCTGAAAACAAAGTTTTCTGGGACAAATGCTTTACCATTGCCAAGCGCCTTGGTTCGCGTTATCCAGAATTAGCGGCGGCTCAATGCTGCCTTGAGAGCGGTTTTGGCAAGCACACGTCTGGCAAAAATAATTATCTAGGCCTAAAGGGCCCTGGCACCGCCACAACCACGCAGGAATGGTACGACGGCCAGTGGGTGACAATTACGGCTGGCTTCATTGATTTTCCTTCCATTGAAGCCTGTCTTGATTATCTTGTTACGCGATGGTATAAAGACTATCGTCATTTCAAGGGTATTAACAATTCGCCCAATCGTTATGCCGCTGCCCGTGCTTTATATGAGCAGCGTTATGCCACTGATCCAGAATATCCTGCCAAGCTTTCACGCTTGATGAAAGAATACTCTCCTGAATCTTCCAAAATTATCATGGTTGGCCCCAAGAAACGTCCGCAAGACTTTGGTTTTAAACAAGGCGATTCTCATCTAATCGTTAATGACATTAGCGAAACCATGAAAGCGTTTAATTATGCAGGCACTACATTATGGGAAATTCCATGCTTGGCGCGTGGACAATACAGCGATTTTGAATTTAAAACAACCAATTCCGACACACCTCCTGGTCTTTATAAACTTGGACAAGTTTACAAAGACTATGAACGAGTGGGAGATAAGCCCGCTTATGATCGCACTCTTATGGCTTATGGCTGGTATAGCTTCGACATGGTAGAGCTAGAAAATCAAGAAAACAAATATGGACGTGCTGGAATCATGATTCATGGTGGCGGAAGTGCATGTGGATGGCCTGGAGCATGGGAGCTCAAGCAAAAATTATTCACCACTCATGGTTGCGTTCGTTGCCATAACATTCATTTAAAAACTCACATTTTGCCCCTCATAAAACTTGGCACTGTTTATGTGAGTGTTTATCAAGAAGGATGAATAAACAAGCGTGGCTCAATTCATTGTGTTATGAAGCTGGCTTATGGGCTGTTGTGCAATGGCCCTCGCTTGCCTTTAAGCCATGGTTTAAGTTGCTCATGGCGAATTGTCGTCCCGACTGGGCAGAATGGAAGACAAAAATTGTGATGGAAAAAGTGGATCAGCAAGCTGCCACTTTGGTAAAACAATGGGAAAAAGAAGAAAAAGAAACAAAAGCTAATGCTTTGGCTGATAAAGCTCAAAAGCTTTTCCCTACTGCCAAAATCACTCCGCTGCCCGATGCCATTGTTCCTTCTGTCATGATTAGACATGCGCCGCCAGAAGACGCTAGCGACGCTGTTAAGGCCCTTGGCGGCGAAATCTGCATCACCTATCGCTTAGAGCCCTAAAACCGCCTTTAAGGCGCCCCACTTCTTCAGTTCTTGTTCGTGGTAGTCCACCCATGAGGCAATGGCATCACGAAGCCCTTGCCTAACCATATCGGGATTATCATCAGAAACCAACTCATGCATGGCCTCGGCAAGACACTCCACTTGCTGCTTGTACCAAAGATCTTCCATGGGAAGGTAGTCAATTCGCCTTTAGTTTAACTCAATATGATCCGCCGTCAATTTCCACTCCATCAATTGTTCCACCAGTAATCGCCACGTTACTTGCGGCCTGAGTGGCCATTGTGCCAAGCCCTAGTGTGGTGCGAGCAGCCGAGGCATCGGCGTCATCGATTAAAGAACGACCATATGCAGATAAATCCGTGGTAGATGCAGTTGTTGCGCTATCAAAAAATGGCAGCTTATTGGCCGCTTGTGTAAGTGCCGCAAGATCAGCAAGAATATCGCTATAAGCTTGTACGTTAGAGCCAATGGCAAGGCCCAAATTACTGCGAGCATCACCTGCTGAAGTTGCGCCAGTGCCCCCATGTCCCAGGCCAATGGCAGTGCCCTGCCAAACGCCAGTGCTAATCGTGCCCAAACTTGTCAGGCTAGAAGAGACAACGGCAGAACCAAGGCCAGAGCTAGTTAAAACAGTAGTATTGTTAATTTTGTAAGCCTTACCACTGGCTAAATCAAGATGCTCACTACTTGTCCAACAATCAGACGCATCCACCCAATTAAATGTTTTATCAGTGGTGCCTTTCAGCGTGATGCCACCACCATCAGCCGTAACATCAGTGGGGGTTGCAACGCTGCCAAGTTCAAGATTTTTATCGTCAACAGTAACAGTGGTGCTATTAACAGTAGTAGTGGTGCCATTAACAGTCAGGTCGCCGCCAATAATAACATTGCCTGTAGTGGTGAGGCCGCTAACAGTGGTAAAAGCAACCGTGCCTGTAAATGTTTTATTACCTGTGATTGTTTGATTACCGCTTAAACTAACAAACGCACCATCGCCACCAATCGCAACAACTTGCGTGGCAGTACCACCAGCCCCACCAGTGCCATAACCGTAATAAAGAATACCATTTCCTGCATCACTTTCGTTATAAGCAAGTTCTGCATTGGCCAGACTTGACGGGGCACCAGTGCTACCACCACTGGCACGGCGCTTAATGCGAATGGTATTGGCCACTAGAAATTGCCCCCGTCAGTTAATGAAATGAAAGTGAAAGAAGAATTTGCCACAAACTTTTGGCTTCCTCCATCATAAACAAGAACGCTTCCGTCTATTTTGCTTCCAATGTTTACATCAGAAAGATCATTCAACGTTAATGTTTTCCATTGCGTGTCATAATTAGCATTGCTCGTTTTTGCCAACACTTGACCAGTGGTGCCACCTGGAATAATGCCCGGTCCGGGCACTCCCTGAGGGCCATTGCCAAAAAATTCAAGCACCACTTCTGCGGCTTGTTCAACAATAACCGCAGGACTTGCGCTAGCACTAACAACAATGTTGTTCTCCTCTTCATTAATAATGATGGAAGAGGAGGATTGTTGAATGAGGTCAAGAATAGTAGTAGATTCTTGAACAATGACTGTCATTGAAAACTAAGCCCTCGATTAACATATGCATTTCCCTCTATTAAATAATAAACGTCATTGTCTGGTTCTGTAATCAAAATATCATACTGGCCTTGCTCGGTAAGACCGCTTGTTCCCGATGCTTCTAAGCGAATTTTAAAAACACCGCTAACTTGACTGACATAAGACGCGGTAAAATCTGCAAGCTTGCTAGTGCCAAGCCTATTATAAAGCTTGCTAACAATGGTATAGCCGCTCATATTAACTGGCACGCCAGAATCATCTTTATATTGCACCTGCAGCTCAAACGTGGCGCCCTGGTAAATAGTAATATCGTGTTTACCCGGCGTAATCATGATCGTGTTTTCTTTTATGTTAGTACAGCGGTAAAGTCTTTCAATATTATTGCCGAATTAGCCCTAAATTTCGTAGCGCCACAATCAATCCGCTTAATGATGCAACAGTTTCGCCTGTGTTAGCGGGGATGGCAATACCAGATGGGCAAACAACGGGAGAAGCGCCAAAGAAACCAACCGATGCACCACTGCCAAAAACCGTTACGCCACCAGAAGCAGTAATATTTCCCGAAATGGTAGGAGAAATAACAATTGGAGATGAAAGCGTAGGGCTGTTATAAATGCCACTGGTTACAGTGGCAACATTTCCCACTGTTCCAGACAGCGTAATATTAAAAATAGTGCCATCTTCAAACGTGGAATTATCAATGGTGCAAGCGTCAATAATGGCATTGGAAAGAGCAGTGCCATTAGCCGCCCCCCCATTGACTGTGGCTCCATTAATAGTGGCGCCAGTAATTGTCGGAGACAGATAAGTGCCGCCAGAAATATTGCCTAAAACAGTGGTGCCAGAAATCGTACAATTACGAAGCGTTAGCCCAGATGCCGTGGAAGTCCACGATGCGTCATAGTCAGTAGAACTAGCCTTGATAATAATTTGGCCGACTGTGCCCCCAGAGGGCAGAGTACTCTGCCCCATTGGACCCTGCACACCGGGAATGGAAAGCCCTAAATCAACAGGCTCGCCACTAACAACAGTAAGAATAATATCTGGCATGATCAGTTCCTAGAGCAAGTGCCTGACACCGTGCAAGTGCCCTTTAACCAATAGTAACGATCTCCACCTGCTTGCGTAGCACTTACGTCGTAATTGTATAGCCCCACTTCTAAGCCACTAGAAACAGTGGGAGGCAATGTAAGCTGAAAAATTCCACTAGCTGCATTTGTAATTGCCGGGACAAAACTTGCAACAATTTGCCCATCAATTGCCCCACAAATATCACTATCAATCGTATAGCCAGAAAGATTAATGGGAGTGCCGCCGCTTTGCGTTGCAGTAATTTGCATCCGATAAGTGGAATTCTGCAGCACCACTATGTTGTAAGTGGCGGGATAATACATTTCCGCTTGGCCTGTTTTGTTTTATTATAGCCCCGCATTGTTTCTATCAAAAAAAAAGAGGCCCATTTGGGCCTCTTACTTATTTACCTTGACCGCGCAATTGTTTGCGACCATGGTTTGGTTTGCTGTTTTTGCCATGACCCTGGCGAGTGCGCTTGGGCTTGCTGACAATAATGCGCTTGGAGGACGAAGCTCCAAGTTTGCTTTTGACGGCCAATGGAGGGCAGCGAAAGAAGAATACTAACTAGCCCAGGGCACACCAGCACCTTTAGTGGGAGCTTTTTGCTCATCAATTTGAGCCTGTAGGGCAGCTTCCACTTCTGCTTTTTTCTCTTCACCAAGCTTGTCGAGCAGCCAGCCCACTACAATTTCTTTAGTGAGATTGCCATAAGGAATGGCATCGTCCTCTTCGGGCGGTTCAAGCCCAAGAGATCCATACGCTCCTGAACGATACGTGCCGTCAAAAGCGTCAATCGTATAATGAAGCGTGTAGACAATACCGTCTGAAAGCGTGCGTTCAAGATTGGCAATGTTCCAGGAAAATTCAGTAGCTTGAGAGGCCATGATCAAACAAAACGTTCTTAGTTAGTTTAAAAGACAAATGAGCAAAGGCACCTTCGGTAAACCGTTCACAATTCAGGCATTTCATATTCTTTCGTGCTGTTGCAATAGTGTTTAAAAATAATTTCGCTTGTATTCCCAGCCCAAGACGCCACCTGCGGCACTGGAATGCCTTCTTCAATCCAACGACTAATGGCAGTGTGACGACAGTCGTAGGGACGGTACAAATGTGTAATTAATGCAGCCTGATGAAGGGGCTGTAATTTTTTACGGAAATAGCTTTGAAAAGCAAGCCTGTCCCAGGGAAAAATAAAACGATTATCCTGTGGTAATTGCTTAAGGATTTCTTGACACTTACTGTTTAATGGCACCCAGCGGCGCTTGTTGGTTTTGGTACTGTCCTTGAGTCCGTGCGTCAGCGTGTAGTTTTGATGTACAAGAATTTTGTTGTCTTTGATGTCATCCCAAAACAGTGCTCGCACTTCCCCTGTTCGCATTCCTGTCTGAAGCATAAATTCCGCATACCAAGCCCAGTTGATGTTTTTGTAACTGAGCTTTGCTTCCAATGCAGCAAGCACAAGGCCCACTTCGTTGCGTGGAATAACAATAACCTCCTCATCCCGCTGAGGTGCTTTGGGCATTTTGAAGCTTGCCAGGGGATTCTTGTCAATGAAAGCAACATCCTCCTGTGCTGCCCAGCGGTACATTGCTTTGGTATACATGGCTACACGCCTGGAAGTAAGCACTGGCTTTTCCCCCAAAATCCAAATCATGATCTTGCGTGCGTCTTCAAAATCTTGGATGGGGCAGCGCCCCAGCCATTTAGTGACTTGACGGTAGTCGCTGGTAAGACTTGTGGGACAGAGGGAAATGCTACGTTCGTCAACAAATGACTGCCACACACCAGAAAGTGTGGACGCAGCAAGGTCTGTGCGATAAGATAAGCCCATCGGTCTAGGTACATAGATCGGTCAGGGGTCAGGGTGTTGCCGCACCGCTGATCCACCTCTTTCATAGCACACTACGCGACCAGCCTGCTCTTGGGGAGCACCAGGGAAACTGCGTAGTGATTGGCACCACGAGCCCTGGC